TAGGTATTACAAACATGGATAAGGTATTAGCAAACCAACAGAAAAAAGGACAAGCAGATATATTTGCCGAGTTAGGTTTAAAGTACAAAGCAGACGGCGGTCGAGTTGGTTTTAGATTAGGTAAAAGTGTATTTTCAGGTATTGCAAATATGTTTAAAAAAGGTGCTGATGATATAGATCTTGTTAAGCAAGAGGAGACATTTAGAACAGGACCAATTACTGAAAAGTTTTTAGGGGACGTTGATAAGAGAGTTATTGATAAATTTATTAGAACAAGAGACATGGGAGGTCCAGGTGGTTCTGGTCTATACGATAATATAGCTGATATGCCACAAGGTTTACAAGCTGCAGAATTTATTAAAAGAGTTAGAGTTCCCGGTGAAAATAGAATTAATTATGAAAAAGCAGAAATGTATATTGGTGGTGGTGTAAAATTAACTGGAAAAGAAACTATAGACGAGTTAATTGAAATGTATATAAACGCCATGAAATCATACAAATCACCTTTCAAAGCAGCAAAAGGCGGCCTAGCTAAGATCCTGGAGGTCTAATGGCTAAACAAATTTTAAGCAAAGAAGATTTCGTAAGAATATTTAACGAAGAGTTAAAAAAAAATAAAAATCTAACTTATTCTCAACTTCTTAAAATTATTAACAAGAAATATACTACAAGAGAAGGAAAACCTTTTACTGTTCAAATACTTGCTGACAGAGCTAGGGATGCGGGTTTATCTGGTAAACTTAAAGCTACTAACAAACCCTTAACAATTAATGAAATAAAAAAACTTTCTTCTAAAGAAAATATTAAACTTTATAACAAGGGCGACATTAGTTTAGATACTTTTAGACAAAGAGCTATTGACAAAGCATCTGCTGCAAGAAGAACCCCCGAACAAAAAGCAAAAAGAGCTAAAAGACAATTAAAAAAATACAGACAAGACGTCAAAACAGAAGAAGGAAAAGCTAGAATAAAAGCTAATAGAGTAAGATCTAAAGCAAAAGAATATAAATTAAAAGGAATGGACCCACCAGCTACTACAGCAACAGAAGCTTTGTGGAAAGATATTGTTAAAACTGCAAGAGAAAATCCTGGTGAGGGTAGATTTAGTATTGATTCAGGCCTTAAAAAAAGTATGACTCGAGCAGATTTTTTTAGTGACAATATAAAAATTAAAGACAGTATAACCGGAAAGACTTTTACTTTTGGAAAAGATATTGCTTCAAAAGGAAACCAATTAAAAAATTTTATTAATAAAAATGCAGGATCTTTTGATGTAATTAATTTTCAAGAAACTGTTAAACCTTACCAACAAAAAATGTTTATAAATTCAATACCAGGTTTAAGAAATCTTATTAATAGTCAATTAATTCCTGGATATAATCCGGGACAAACACAAAATGCTTTTACTGTCCAACATAATTTAGGAAGACAAAGAAATCCTTTAAAAGTTAGTTTAGCTTTTCTAGATGATAACGTAAAAGAGTTTAGGGTTAAAGATGCTTTTGAAAAAATTTACAATAACGCTAAAGATCCTAAAACAGGGACTATCAAAGTTACGCAAAAAGTTAAAGATGCTTTTAAAGAATATGCAAAAGGTGTTTCTGAATTAGACACAGTATCTGCACCTTCAGGAGCAACGAGAGGAAATAGAACTTTTGGACAATCATTATCATTAGAGGAAATGTTACGAAAAACAAAAAGTGAAGGAACAGTTTTGCCAAGAGGCGTACTTAAAAAAGTAAAAGATTTTGAATCATTACTTTTAGATTATGCAAAAACTAATAAAGGAAATGTTTGTCAACTTTTTTTAAATAAAGGTGGAAGAGTTGGGTTTGCAAATGGTGGAGCTGGTTGTGTTACCGAAGTTAATGAAGCTTTAAAAACTGATCCTAAAAAATTAGCACAAGATATAAATAAAACAGAAGGTATCGCAAACAAAGTAAAAAACACAGGTACAAAATTTTTAACAGCACTAAAAGAAAATCCAAATATATTACGAGGTAGTCTAGGTAGTAAAATTGCCCTGGGCCTTGGTACCGTAGCCGCGGGTGCTGGAGCTGGTGCATTAGTTAAACAATTTAGAAACGATGACCCGAGTACATATTTAACTAATGAGGGTCAGATGGAAGGAATGATTATTTCTGACGTAGAAGACAGAGGTGAATATGTTGAAAACAATCTTTTATTAGACAATCAATTTAAAGTAGAACTTGCTGGAGCAGCAGCGTTAACTGCACCAATTGCTGGAAAAGTTTATAGAACAGCTAGAGGTGTTGGTGAAGCTGGACCATTACCAGAAGGAGTTGGTAGAACACGAGCAGCTTTAGGATTAAGTAAAGGTGTTCTTGGAAAAGGTTTATGGGCATTAGGTGCACCGATCGTAGCACTACCATCAACAGTTGGTTATATAGCACAAGATGTTAGAGCAGGCAAAGATGCAGAAGAAATTGCAACAAACCCATTAAATTATTTGGGTGCAGCATTTATGAACCCTGCAGTAAAAGCTTTAGGTAAAGCCGGAGCGTCAAGAGGACTATTAGGAATAGCATCATTAGGTTTAGCAGGAACAGCAGCAGGCGCTGTTGCACTACCTGCAATATCAATAGGTGCTGGATTAGCGACACTCGGAACATTAGGTTATCAAGGTTACAAATTATTTACTGGTAAAGATAGAGCAGATGAGGATTTTTTTAGGTAATGAAAAATAAAACACTTGTGATAAATATGCAACACGTCAAATGGAAGGAAATACCACCACTTAAAGGACCTGACTCACAAGGGTTGAATGTTCCTACAAAACAAGCTACAACAATCAAGAACTCGGAGAATATAAATGGCAGATATAGACAAAGCCCTACCAAACGTAGAGACTGAAATTAAAGTACCAGGTGATGACGAAGTTTTGGAGATGGAAAAAGAAACCATCGAAGAACAAGTTGGTCCCGATGATATACAAGTAACTCAAGAAGAAGATGGTGGAGCAACAATTAATTTTGATCCTGAAGCAGTTAATCAACCAGGAACTAATGGACACTTTGACAATTTAGCAGAATTATTACCAGAAGAAGTTTTGGGTAAATTAGGTTCTGAACTTGCAGCTAACTACATGCAATATAAATCTTCTAGAAAAGCATGGGAAGATAGTTATACAAAAGGTTTAGATCTTTTAGGATTTAAATACGAAAATCCAACACAACCGTTTCAAGGAGCAAGTGGTGCAACGCATCCAGTTCTTGCAGAAGCAGTTACACAATTTCAAGCACAAGCTTACAAAGAATTACTACCGGCTACAGGTCCTGTGCACACACAAATAATTGGACTTACAAATAGAGCTAAAGAAGAGCAATCAAACCGAGTTAAAGAATTCATGAACTATCAGCTCATGGATGTGATGAAAGAGTACGAACCCGAGTTCGACCAAATGCTTTTTTATCTCCCTCTTGCCGGCTCTGCGTTCAAGAAGGTTTATTATGATGAACTGCTTGGCAGAGCCGTCTCAAAATTTGTACCGGCTGATGATTTAGTTGTACCCTACACTGCAACATCTTTAGAAGATGCTGAAGCTGTAGTTCACATGATTAAAATGTCAGAAAACGAATTAAGAAAAAAACAAGTTTCAGGTTTTTATCAAGACATAGAATTAACACCTGGTTACAATGAAGAAACAGAAGTAGAGAAAAAAGAAAGAGAATTAGAAGGGATTAAAAAAACTAGAGACGAAGATATTTTTACACTTTTAGAAATTCATACCGACTTAGATTTAGAAGGTTTTGAAGATAAAGACTCAACAGGAGAACCAACAGGAATTAAACTTCCATATATTGTAACTCTTGAAATGGGTAGCAGACAAATACTATCAATTAGAAGAAACTATCAAGCTAATGATCCACAAAAACTTAAAATAGAATACTTTGTACATTTTAAATTTTTACCTGGATTAGGTTTTTATGGTTTTGGATTAATTCATATGATCGGTGGTTTGTCTAGAACGGCAACTACTGCGTTAAGACAACTACTAGATGCGGGTACATTAAGTAATTTACCTGCAGGATTTAAACAACGAGGAATACGAGTAAGAGACGAAGCACAGGCTATACAACCCGGCGAATTCAGAGATGTAGATGCACCTGGAGGAAGTATCAAAGATGCATTTATGCCTTTACCTTTTAAAGAACCCTCACCAACATTATTACAGTTGATGGGTATTGTGGTACAGGCAGGGCAACGATTTGCCGCCATAGCTGACATGCAGGTCGGTGACGGCAACCAACAAGCAGCTGTTGGTACGACCATAGCTCTCTTAGAACGTGGTTCCAGAGTCATGTCAGCCATACATAAAAGATTGTATGTGGCGATGAAGTGTGAATTTCAATTATTAGCAGGAGTTTTTAAAACTTACATGCCGGCAGAATACCCTTATGATGTAGTAGGTGGTCAAAGAAATATAAAACAAACAGATTTTGATGATAAAATAGATATTATTCCTGTTGCAGACCCAAATATTTTTTCTCAATCACAAAGAATTAGTTTAGCACAAACAGAATTACAACTTGCGATGTCAAATCCGCAAATGCACAACTTATATGAAGCTTTTCATGCAATGTATTCGGCAATTGGAGTAAAAAATATTGATAAAATACTTCCGCCACCACAACAACCACAACCAATAGACCCTGCAGCAGAAAATATTCTTGCAATGAGCGGAAAACCGTTCCAAGCTTTTAAAGGACAAGACCATCAAGCGCATATTACAACCCATTTAAATTTTATGGCAACAAATATTGCTAGAAATAACCCGGTTGTAATGGCTGCATTAGAAAAAAACATTTTTGAACACATTTCTTTGATGGCACAAGAGCAATTAGAGGTAGAATTTAGAGAAGAAATTGCAAAATTAATGCAATTACAACAAGCAATGCAACAAAATCCAATGTTGCAACAAGATCCGCAAATTCAACAGCAAATAATGTCATTGTCAATGAGTTTAGAGTCTAGAAAAGCTAAATTAATCGCAGAAATGACTGAAGAATTTAAAAACGAAGAAAATAAAATTATGGGTGAGTACAATGGAGACCCAATTGCTAAATTAAAGGCAAGAGAACTTGATTTAAGAGCTATGGATGACTCTGCTAAACGTGATCAAGCTCAAGAAAAGATTAATTTAGACAGATCTAAGCAATTAATGGGTCAAAAACAGTTTGATGAAAAATTAGATCAAAATCAAGAATTAGCTGAATTAAGAGCTGATACGTCATTAACTAAACAAATGATGTCTCAAGAAGCTAAAATGATGAATGATATGATGAAACAAACAGATGTTAGGATCTTGAAAGGTCCTAAAAGATAGTGTAATAAACTAATAAGGAGAAAACTATGGGAAAAGGAAAAACATTCTTTACAAAAAACAATCCAAATTATGTTGGAGAAGTTGTATCTGATACGCCAAAAGCAGATGGTAAAAACACTCTTTCAGTTAATTCGGATGGTTATGCAAAAGAAGTTGAAGTTAAAATTCCTTTGGGTGAACCAACAGTTAACAAAGTTGGTGGTCAAAGAAGAATGTTAGCTTCTAAAAAATCTACTGTTAAGTGGTACTAGTATGTGGTTTAGTGCTATTAAATTAGCGATAAACGCTGGCAGTAAGATTTATGCTAATCGTCAAAGAACGAAGATGGCA